GGGGCCTGCACTGCGGTTTTACCCGTGTTGGCTCCCCTGCTGCGTGTGCAGCTACCCCGGCTAGACGGCCGGGACCCAGCGGCGTTTAAGTGTGAGTGCGCCGCGCACTGAAGAACGCTCTAGATGGTCAGGAGCGGACTCGACTTGGTTCAACCAGTCGAGCCCGCCCAGGTCATGCTCACCAGAGCCATTACCCTCGTCTGAGACCTCTTGGGCCCCGTACCTGAGGACTTTGGATAGAGCTGCGAATCCGTCGACCTTGTCACTGCAGTCGACTTTTTCCGGCACCCAAGCCCTGACCTCAGGGCGATGCAGATTTGCATTCCACCTTTGCTCGAAGCTAAGTGGAGGGGTGCCTAAGAAGGAGATTCGACCCAGGCCAGGGCTGTCCCATGGGAGGTAGGGGAGGTCCCCTAACACTCTCTCCACAGTGCGGTACATGAAGTTCGCCGCACCCCAATACCCCTTTCGGTAGAACTGGGCTGCTGTCGCGGTCCATGAGACAACCGAACTGACCTGCTTCCTGTCATTGGGAGGCAACTGGCGGACGTAGACCGGAGTCACGTCCATACCATCGTATGCATCCGTGCCACAAGACTCCCGGAATTTACCGGAATAAAATGTCTTGGACACATTGACCTTGCAGTTGTACTCCTGCAGGCAATCCATGACAGCTTCTGCGTGCTCGACGGGGACAATGATGTCATCCCCGTAGATGAAGACGCGGCGCGTCGTTTCCCAAACGGCGCTCCACGTACAGTCGAGTTTCGACGCTCGCAGTAGGGCCAACACCACGATGGTGTAGAAGTACATGGCCTCCACTGGGAACGTGAGAGCGGATCCCATCGACGCAAACTTAGCCAACGGCGCGATTACTCGACCATCGGGTAGTTCTGCGGCTGTCGAACGGCATGAATCGACTAGCGCCCGAAGTTCTGGGCACGAATCGAACATACTCAGGGCGAGGCCATAGGGCACTCGGTCCGATGCATCGGACAAGTCCATGGTACATAGACTTCCATCTTTCGACGACGTTAGAGCTGTGAGCTGGTTCACGGACTGGTCACGAAAATTCACGTGTCCTTTTGTCAGTGGCCATGCTTCCATCGCTTCGTAAAGCCAACCCCGCAGGGCCTGCTGTACGAACTGCATACAGATGGGCTCAATAGCAATAACGCGTGGGCTCTTCAAGGTCTTCGGCACAAGAACTACCCTTACGGGGCGTTCCTCCGCCGCTGGCACAAACGTAACCTCCTGGAGGTGATCTATCTCGCGATAGACTCCTTGCGGATCTTCCCAAGCCGAAAAGGCTGCGCCTATAGGATAGGCGTTCCCTAGGAAAGGAAAAACATCTTCCAGACGTTGGTACCAGTACCGCCAAGCGTGCTTAGCATTTCCGCTAACGCGCTCAGCAGTCGCACCGGGTCCATGCCTAGGAACCAACATGTCACTAGAAAACTGATGTAACATGCCGTCCCAGAGCACATTAGCCACAGCCGCGAATTCACTTCGCTGCTCCGGCGTCGGCGCAAACTCCTTGTTGAACTGCTCAACGAGGACAAAATTCTCGACGGCCGCACGCTTCCTTGCGGGAGTGCACGGCAGTTCCACCTTCTTATAGAGTAGCGCGATTGCTCGCACTGCCTCCACAACGGTGGGGGTAACTCGTTGTGAGAACTCATCGCTACGTAACTCTCCTGTCTCATAGTCAAAGGTTAACCCGAGCAGCCCCTGGAGAAAATCTGGGCCTGCTCCGCGACATCGCCACCTGGCGAATTGCGTGGGGTCTATCCGGCCAATGCTGAGCGCTCTCTCGAACGCTTTCGCAAATGCCGGGAGGGTAATCGTGAAGAACGATGTCCCCTCTGCCTTGACTCGCGACCGTATGGTTTTTAGGTCGCGTAAATCAGAGACTTCAGCAGACACCTTGGCGGTAGCGTCTCGATAGACGTACTCCGCCAGCTCAAGAAGGACAACTTGAACCTGGCTTTTCACGGCGCCTCCTTTCAGAGGTGGCACGTCCAGCCATGTACTCAACCCGCCCTCCTGCGACGTCAGCCGAGACTCGCCTTAGGACTCGCGTCCGTAGAGCTTGTCGACGAAGGCGTCGTCCATCTGCGCCTTGGCGGCGCTCCACAGTGCACGAAGGTCAGCCTTCGTAAAGCCGTATTCAGGCCTATCGAAGCTGATCTGCAGCCCGAGCGTTTTATACTCTTGCTGCTCCGCGTTAAGCGGATCCGCGACCACCTTGCGCTGACGGAAACCGACCAGCGACTTCACGTGAGAGCCGCTCTCCCCCTTAGGGGGGTTCGCGTTCTGATGCGAAATCCGCTGAAAGACGGTTCCGTCCGCGTCCTGGTAGTCGCTGAAGAGGTCGCCCGTGCGAACACGAGCGAGAGTCTTCGTGACACCCGAGATGATGATGGAAAGAGGGTCAAGAAACATGGTTGTCTCCTTAAAGCTTCAGTGACGGTTTTAGCACGCGGCACGGGCAGGAGTCGTCAAGACCCACCCTAGCAAGGCCGCGAGGCAGTTGACCACCCCACGCGAAGTGGCAAGGCGCTACGCCCGGCGAAGACCGAGGGCGCCCAGGATCGCGAGCTGCGTCCCGCTTAGATTAGGGGATCGCAAGGAAAAGCTTAGAGCACCAGCACTTTGCACACGCTGCTTGGTTTCAAGGCGTCGATACGCCTCTACGGACACGAATTTGCCGTCCCACCCAAGGGACGTCGTGACGTAGCGATATTGATCGTGTGAACCACGCATGATGTACATGTACTTGGCCGCGACTTGACCGGATACCTGGTCTTCCAACATCTGGAGGTTCGCTCCCACGTTGGTAAACCAGTCACCGAGCCACGTCCAAGGGACCACCTTGTAC